ATTCAATTGGATGGACTTCAGATGAAGCTGATATGTCAGATAAAGAATGGCAGGAAATAAAGTCAAAACCAAGAACTTTGATTTTATATCCTGTTAATTAATATTAACCTAGTCAGGTGGCGGAATGGTAGACGCACATCCTAAATACATTCAGATGGTGGAACTGAATTAATTGGGTGTACCACTTGCAGGTTCGAATCCTGTTCTGGCTACAAATTTCAAAACAATTATCATGAATATAGTGTATTGGACAACAAAAGATAATCGCAAAATAAATATAGATGAAATGTCTGTTGATCATTTGCGTAACATAGTAAAAATGATTGTAAAACAAACTCAACATTTTCAAAACACATGTCCTCATAATGTAGATGATGCGATGTCATTAGAAATAGAGGAAGGTGAATCTTTTTTTGAAAAACTACGTTCTACAAACTATGAGGACATCTGTTGGAGAGAATTAGAGTTTTAAATATCATAAACAAATTATCATTATACATGGTGTTCAATATTTAGTACTTTTCATTGTCAATGAACGTTTAAATATAATGAACATAATGTCAATAAAAAATTATGAGCTTCTTGATGTCAGGAAGATGTTATTTGATCAAAAAAATTAATGCATGAAATCATTTAGAGAAATTTTATTCTTCTTAGGAGTAACGGAGAAGATTGTAAATGAAAGAGGGTATGAAAAATATAGGCTTAATCGTTATAATCCTCTATCCTATATTCTAATCATTCTCGTTTTTGTTGTGGGAATTATCCTATATGGTGTAATAGGATTTTGGAAAGAAATTGATTTACGTAACCCTTTTAAATACCAATAATATGAATAAAACACTCTTTTTATTAAGAGGATTGCCAGGTTCAGGTAAAACAACTTTGGCAAATCAATTAGGCGGATCTCTAGTTGAAGCCGACAGATATTTTATGGTATATGGTGAATATAAGTTTGATGCTGCTAAATTGAAAGAAGCTCATGCTTGGTGCAGGAATCAGGTTAAAGAGTGGATGGAAACCAATGATAGAGGATTTGATGTTCCCAGGATTGTTGTTTCCAATACCTTTACACAAGAATGGGAAATGAAACCTTACTTTGATTTGGCAAAAGAACATGGTTATACGGTCTTTTCATTAATTGTGGAAAATAGACATGGAGGTAAAAATGTTCATGATTGCTCGGAAGAAACTATAACAAAGATGAGAGAAAGATTTGAAATTTCATTGTGAAAAAATATGAGACATAGTATTAAAAATAATTTTAAAACTCTTTAAATTATTTCCCTTATGACAGATGATTTAGAAAAAGAACTAATAAAGATTATGAAAGTACCGGTTAGACAAAATGTTTATGAATACATTTGGTCAAAGGTATTTCCAAATGAAGAATTTGATTATAATGATTTCTATGATTGGTCAAGAGAAAACGCTAATATTGCATTAGAATTAGCTTTGCAGTATTGCGACCTAATGACTTGGAAAAGATGAGAGGAAGATTTGAAATTTCATTGTGAAAAAACAACATGAAAAATAAAGGCGCGCTAAAAATAAAGATTGAGTCGTTCTCTAAATTAGAAAAAAATTGGGGGAGTTACAATGAAGATGAAATAACCATTGAATCAATTATAACAGCGAACAAAGTTTTAGATAAGTTATCTGATATTGTAGAAATACAAAAAGTTCATGTGTTTCCAATGAGAGATGGCGGTGTGCAGATTCAAATAGGAGAGTACAAAGAAATTGAAATATTCAATTATACAGTAACAGAAATAGAATTTGACATAAACTTTAACGTCATCAACAAATATGTTTATGAACTTTATTAACACTATAAAAAAAATAACCATGAGTGGAGGATTTTTTAATTATGACCAGGCTCGAATGAAGAATATGATTGATTCTATCGAAGAGTTAATTGAGAAAAATGGAAGGGCTAAAACAGAAGAAGAAATTAGGGAGGGTGCTTGGGGAACTCTTGATGATGATTATTTTACTAAGTATCCTGATGAAAAGTTTTGGTATAAGTATTCGGATGAAGTTATAGAAGAGTTTAAAGAAGCAGTAAAGTACTTGAGTATTGCTTATGTATATGCTCAAAGAGTTGATTGGTTAGTATCAGGTGATGATAGCGAGGAATCATTTATGGAAAGACTAAAGAAAGATTTAACCTTAAAAGTATATTTGAAATGAAAAGCATGTTACTTCTTATTTTATTAGCGTGTGGGCTTACCTTTTTAGGATTGTATTGTGAATCTAAGAAAGATCCTTACGAGATTGGTATGCACTGGTCATATAGTATCAGTTGTGAAAATGGATTTATCTTTAAAATACTAGATCAGCGAAGGGGTACGATTCAAATTTTTAATAGCGACGGGACTCCTTTAAAATGTGGAGAAAAAATATACTAAAAACTTGCATATCGGATATATATTTTCGATAGCCTGTACCCTTGAGAAACTCGTATTAGCCAAGCTGTGAATATAACGGCAGGTAAGATAAGCAGGCATGCTCTGATATAAAGGGGTAGTAGAATAAAGAGCAAATTTTAACTTATAAATGAAAAAAGATGTTTGAGAAGATGTATGAAGGTTTTAAAGATGTGGATGATCCTAGTAGATTGTATGAGATTAAAATGGATATTAGGAGATCCAGATATGAAATGTATGAAAAATATTTTAGTAACCTAGCAAAGCCTATCGTTAAATTTTTTACCGATGATTGGTTTGTTTTAAAAAGATAATATGAAGACAGTAATTATTGGAGACATTCATGGTAGAATATCATGGGAGAAGATTGTAGAAAAAGAAAATGATGCAGATAGATTTATATTTGTAGGAGATTACTTTGATACACATGAAGATATAAGAATTATAGTTCAATTACATAATTTTAAACGTTTGATTGACTTTAAGAAGGAGTCTAAAGCAGATGTTATTATGTTAATTGGTAATCATGACTTTCATTACATGCCTTTTGCTAATGAGACGTATTCAGGACATCAGAGAGGACACCATCATACTATTCAGGAGTTATTGATGGAAAATATAAATGAGTTATCTATGTGTTATAAGATGGATAATTATTTATTTAGTCATGCGGGAGTTAGTTCTGAATGGTTAGAGTACTGGGGTGGTCGGATGAAGGTAAATATGAAGAATGATGTTGATGTTATTGTTAATGATTTATTTATTGGTTCTCCCCGCGCTTTTAAATTTGCCGGATGGGACCCTTATGGAGACAGTGTTGAATCTTCCCCTATATGGATCCGGCCTAAGTCATTACAGGAATCTAACTATGATACCTTCCGGAAAAAGTACATCCAGGTTGTAGGCCATACACAACAAAAGAAAATAGATATTAAGGGGCAAACTACGGGAGGGAGATACTACTACATTGACACTCTAGGTACCAGCCAGGAATATCTAATTATCAAAGATGGTGAAGTTAGCGTAGGTCAATTATCAGATGATTTTACTTCATATCAATCTTCTTCGAAAGAAATTTAGGTTTTCTAGAAAAATTGTTTTATATTTGTAAAGTTGTAAAAATAAAGTATGAAAAAAGAAAATTTTAAAAACATTTTGAAATCTTATCGTGATGTATTCACTCACTTATGTGATTTACATGATATTGGATTTGACTTATTAGATAATAAACGTTTTCCCATAAACGATTTGATTTCTAATATATTTAGCCAAAGTATCCTATCCCACTACAACGATGAAGGATTAGATTGGGTAACATGGTATCTTTTGGAATTTATTAAAGTTGATGCTCTTAGTTCAGATGCTGATTTGATGTACCCGGATAGAGAACCTGCCGCATGGGATTCCAATGGAGCTCCTATATGTTTTAATATTGATGTATTATATGATTACATTAATAAGAATTGTAAACCTGAAAAACAAGAATGTTGCTAGTAAAATCAAAAGTTGTACATTGTAAGAAAGAAAGTTATAATGTATATATTGGAAGGCCGAGCAAGTGGGGGAACCCTTTCACGCACCGGCCAGATGGAAAAACTCTTGCTAAGTATGTAGTTAAAGATAGAGATACTGCTGTCAATGCTTATAGAGAGTGGATTACAAATGGAGAAGGAAAACATTTATTGGATGATTTACATGAATTAAAAGGTGGAAAGATTCTTGGATGTTGGTGTAAGCCACAAGCATGTCATGGAGATGTTTTATTAGAATTGTTAGATAAATTAACCCCGCAAAATAAATAACATGAATTTAGAATCTATACTTGAAAAATATCCGGATGAAACATTTTTAAAAGCAGATGGATTTGATGATGCTATACTTGGAGTGGATGAATCTTCCATGCGTCTTATCTATTCTATATCTAAATGTATTGATATTCTGATGGAAGACATGTCAGATGAAGATGCCTTAGAACATTTTTATTATAATGTCAGCGGTTCATATATGGGAGAACAAACTCCTATCTGGTGCGATGATCTTGATTAACTTAAATTAAAGGACATGGAAGATAAATTATATGAAGAATATTTGGTTTGGTTAAAAAAAACACATAACATCACTCCAGATGATAAGTATATGGGATTAAAAGAGCTCGAATCATTAAAAACATTGAGAGATGAGTTTATGGGTTTGTTGGGTGAAACTCAAATGGTGGTGATGATGAAAGAAGAAGGTAGTTTTGAAAAAAACAAGAATTATTGGGAAGCCAAATATTCCATTCTTACATTTGATGAATACAAAAACTCAAAACAAAAATAACATTACTTATAACGGTTACAGATAAACGCAGTTCTAACTTAAATTAAATGATATGACAAACGAAGATTTATTAAAAGAAAATGGATGGGAAATTGAATGTGAAAGCCCATTTGAGATACGACACGAAGATGGAAGTTTTGCAAGTATGAACGCTGCTTATAGAGTAGTTGAAGAATTGCGTTTATCTGATGTTATGAGTAGTGTTTTATTGATTAAAGATGCCTACAAAGCTGAACTGATTAATAAAGATATGTTCATAACTAAAATGATAGACTTACTTGAAAAACATTACTCATAACGGATTGACGGTTGGCGTTCTTTGTCGACTTTGAAACACGACACTTTAACGTAAAAACAAAATTTGATATGGAAAACACTATTTCAATAAACCACGAAAACGGCAATGACGCTAAACGCTTGTTAACAGCCGTTACTTTTGATGCCATTCATAATGCAGTAAGCAATTTCGTTCTTACGAACAATCGAAGACCAGCGTTAATTGTAATGCATCCTGCCGATGGCCAAAAGTTCATAGAATTACTTTACAATGAATATGGTTACTGTGCGATGCCAAATCTTATGAATTATCGAGGAATGAAATTGATTCGCTCTTTTGATGTCGAAGAAGGTCGTTGGTTGGTCTATTAATGGCTTGGAGATATTATATCAAAAGTAAAAAGGTTATTATAAATTCTTAAACCTAAATTTATTATTATGTACATTTTAATTATTTTATTCATTGTTGTAATTTGTTATATCCCCGCGATAATTCTGTATTACTACATTAAATCATACATATCTTATAAAATAGGATTGTATAAGTTAGAGAAGAAGTTTGGTTCAATGTCAAGCAAAGGTGCGAGGTATAAATTTCCTCCCGTAGCTTTCAAAGATATTCTACTATGTTTCTCCAACCACAGAGAAGATAGATATAACTATCTAGGCATTTCTTGGAATATATTTAAAGAAGGTACAGATTTACATGAATACCTAGAAGACTTTATTATGTTTGTTGCAAAGAAAGCTAAACCTTGGTGGTGTCCTACATTTGTGCTAAATCTCCTTAATTTATTTGCTAATGATAACTCGATTGTTAGGTGCAGGAACCAACATTTAGCATCTGCTTTTAGAAATATTACTGGCGGATTGTTAATAACTGACATAAAAGAAAAGTACGGTACAATAAGAGTTTATGGTTATTTTACTAAAGAGGTTGACGAGGAATTAACAAAACTAGAAAAACTAGTTAATCCGCATTTAAAGGCTTATTAATATGGTTGTAAAAAACAGAAAAGAATATCTTAGAAACAGGTTTGCTAATTTACCGGAGGAAAAGAAGGAGGAGCATAAGAGAAAAAGATTAGCTGATTACCACTCCATGTCTGAGTATGCTAGGCAAAAAGAAGTGAAAAGACGACAACAATATTACATAGAAAACAAAGAGAAGTTGAAAGAAAAACAAAGAGCATACTACGCAGAAAACAGGGAAATTTATGTTGAATACGCTAGGAATAAAAGAGAACAAGAAAAAGAATTAAAAAAGTCCTTAATTAGTTTGGAAGTTACAAAATAATAAGTTATCTTTGTGCCATTAAATCATAGTTTATGAAAAATGAAAATAGTGTTTGTTTCGTGTCCGTGATAAATGATATTCAATCTATTCCGGATGCTGATAACATAGAACTAGCTGTTATAAATGGCTGGCACTGTGTTGTAAAAAAAGGTTCTCACTCAATCGGAGATTTAGTTATTTGCGCTACTACAGATGCTATGATACCTTTAGAAATTTCAGAGAAATTAGGTATCACCAATTATCTCCGTAACAAAGAAAGAGTTAGGACAATTAAGCTAAGAGGTGTTTACAGTGAATGTTTGATAATGCCTATTGATTTGATTCCGGAAAATAAAAGGAAAAAATGGGAGGATGTAATGGATGTTCTTAAAATAGCTAAGTATGAACCTGCGGTTAAAATGATTAGATTAGCCAATGGTAAAAAAAGAAAATACCGTGAAAATCCTAATTTTCCTATTTACTATAAATTCCCTAATTTTAAAAATGTTCCTAATATTTTTGATGAAAATGATTATGTCGAAATTACTAGGAAAATACATGGAACAAATGCAAGATACGGGATTGTTAAGAAGAATAAGCTATCTCTGTGGATCAAAATTAAAAAATTCTTTGGTTTTGAGACAGGTTGGGATGAATATGAATTCGTGGTAGGTTCTCATAACGTAGAAAAAGGATCTGATAGTCAAGGTTTTTATGATACTAATGTTTGGTATGATATTGAAAAAAAATATGATATCAAAAATAAGCTCTGGAACCTTGTTAAGAAAAATTTTGGTGGTTATACTCGCATGAGCTCTGGTTTTATAATCTACGGAGAAATATATGGAAAAGGAATCCAGAAAAACTATGAGTATGGATTAGATGATATACAGCTATGTATTTTCGATATTGAACTAGATAAAAAGTATTTCAATTTGTCCGCAGCTCAATATATGACTGAAGAATATTTAAATCTACCCTACGTTGAAGTCCTATATAAAGGACTTTATTTAGAGGAAGTAAAAAATTTATTCGTGTTTAATAATTTTATAGACAACACTAAAGTTCCTCATGAAGGTGTTGTTATAAAAGCTGTTGATGGAAATAGAGCAAAAGTAGCTAAAGTAATAAACCCAGATTACTTAATTTATAGCGAAAAAAATAATGTTGGGGATTCACATTAATCAATCACAATTATATCACAAAGTATGAGAAAAGTTTTTGTTAATTTATTGGTTTTATTGTTCTTCTTAATAACAACTTGTATTGGGTCTTTTATGGTTATGGTATGTTGGAATTTTTCAATTGCTGATTATTTTGAATTGAAAGATTTATCCTTCCTTCAATCTTTTGGATTCTATGTCATGTTAAGAATTATCCTAGACAATCCTATAAAGATAGAGGCAACGGATCAGTCTGATAAGGACGAATAAAATAAACAAGTATGAGGCCTTTTTACAAAGGCTTCATATTTATTTAAAAGATATTATGGATTCTAAGAAAATAGACTCGGTTAAATTTGGAAATCAACCAGAAGATTATGTAAGAAAAATTGAGAAAGATAAGTACGGAACTCTAGAAAAATCAAAAGATTCCGGTATGATAGATGAATTTATAAAAAAGTTCCCTCCTCCAAAGAATTCTTCCGATACTACAAAGAAAGAACTTGAACATCTTAAAAAGATTTCTGATAATGTTACGGATAAAGAAAAAAGTATGTGTTTTTACATGGAGCATCATCATTTAGATTTCTTCGTGAAAACGGCGGAAAAATTGGGTATTAAAGGTGTAGACCGGAAAAAAGTTAACTCCTGGGCTGATGAGGCTTTTCCTATAGTGTACTATCTTAAAGATCACTTCAATAGACCTAGGCCAAATGAACTAGCCGGAGAGTACGGAATTAAGCTACATCCTATAACTAGAACCGATGCAAATTCAGCTGCTTACCCTTCCGGACATACCATGGATTTCCTAGTTATGATTTACCAATTAATGAAATTGAAACCCTCCTCTAGAAAATATTTTGTAGATCTCTACAATAAAATAAAGGATGTTAGAGAGTTATCGGGAGTTCACTATCCGTCTGACGGCGATGGAAGTGAAGAATTGTTCAAATTAATGTTGAAATACAAAATAATATAGTTATATTTGCGCAATAAACTTAATGGGTTTATTAAACAAAATTTAGTTTACTAAAAAGTTTCAAAAAATGAAAGCAGAATTAATTGATTTTATGGGAAGCGACCTTAAGATTGCAAATGTCGCTAGAGTTTCTTATGACAAAGAGGCATCAAATTATCCGGATAGTCAAAATGAAAACCTATTAGAATTCTTATGGGAGGAAGGGCACGTATCTCCCTTCAGGCATGCGCAATTACAATTTAGGTTGTCATGTCCAATATATGTAGAAAGGCAGCTTAGAAAGCACGAAATTGGCGTTGAAGTGAATTTACCAATGGAGAATATGTCTGTAAATTCGATATCCGGAAGGTATGTAGATTTCTCAGATTCTTACTATGCTATTCAAACATTTAGATCACAGTCAAAAGACTCAAAACAAGGCAGTGGCGAAGATCTAAATAAATTAAGTAATGTAATAGCGAATCTTATTCAAGATGAACTAATAGAGAATGCTAGAGTAGCTTATGAAAAGTTACTTGAGTTAGGAACAAGCAAAGAACAGGCTAGATCAGTACTTCCATTATCCTTAGAGACAACTTTTATTTGGACTATGAGTTTTTTAGCTTTCATGCACTTAGTTAAATTAAGAATCAAAAAAGATGTGCAAAAAGAGACTAGAGACTTAGTTGCAGATATGTTGGAACAAGTAAAAAACATGCCGGGTAATCCTTTTAAGAAGTCTTTAGAACTCTTGGAAAGAAAAGAAGAAGCGTTTATTGTGACAAATAATAGCGGAGATATTGTATCTATATTTACTAGTCTAAGAAAATTAAAAAAACATTTCTCGAATAAAGGTTGGATTTTTGATAAAACTTCCTTATCTTTGCAGAATAATTTGAGAACATTATTTATTACCAAAATGGGATTAGACGGAAGTTATGAAGAGATCTAAAGGTATTTTTTACATTGAGGGAGTTATAGGAAGCGAAGTATATGCTTCTCTATTTAGAAAAAATTTGTACGGAAAAGAGAATTATGATAAAACCATAATTTTTGATGAAATCATGCATAAAATAGATGGAGAGATAAGAATAGAGTCTTTAGTCTATCCAGGAAAAGATGCTAAGATAATTCAGCAAAATGAGTTTGATAAGAAAGGAATTTCAAAAATTGGACTTGTTTCAGATAAAATAGATAATGTTTACTTTCTATATCCTCCTACGGGTTGGTATGATAGCGAAATCCATTTAGATGAGCATGGAGAAGTTGAACAAGTCATTTTTGATTTCAAGTATTTAGATTCAGAGGATCCGAATGATATAGATGATTTACTATTCTTTGATTCAAAGTACCTTCGTCTATTTATGGATAATTCTCTAAAAGTAAAGGACTGTTATAAATTCACAAACTTAAATTTACTATGTTACAATCACCAGATTTAAAAAGGGAGTTACCTAAATTTATTATTGCTTCTACTTCTTACTTAGCACAAGAAACATTTATATTTGAAGCAGAGGACATGGGAGGATTCCCTAAAATAGTAAAATCAGGAGGACTAGAAGAATTAACCGGATTGGCGAAAAGGTGGGGAGATGAAAATTGGGCATCTAAAGAAGATGCGGTAAATTTATATGCCTCGGGTTCTTATGTGCGTGTTAATAATGAAGTACCTAATTTTGATAGTGCTTATTTGTATATGTTAAAAAATGATTAAAATGAAAAAATTGTTTGTTTTTGTGTTATTTTTTTCTACTGTGAAAGGTTTTTCTCAATATTTCAGTCTTAATAATCCTGTTAGAAAATCAATTGACAGTATTGTGTGCGTAACGATTGAATACAAAAAAAGAGCTCCTGCTCCTTGTAGTATTGAAATGGATACTTACGAAGTTCCCATCTATATGATTAGGGTCGGCCTTTATGATAGGGCAGTAAAGTCAGGGCCCGAAATCATTAAAATAAAGTTGGGAATACAAAATTACTACTATTATGCACGTATGTATAATTCCTACAAGAAGGCTGCTATTGATTTAGAAAAATTAAAGAAAGCCGGATTTTGTGATGCGTTTATTGCAGCCGCTCCTTTTGATATGCAAGGATTCTCGTTTTTTCCGGAAGGGGCAGGTTTTTCTAGCGAGATTATTTTTAAGTAATATTAAGGCCTGCTTTTTAGCGGGCCTTTTCAATTTAACTTTTATGGAAACACCTTTAGAACATATTTTATATTGGGCAGAAACAAAGAAAGATCAATACAGTGCTTTATCAAATGTATCGAATGATCCTTCTTTTCATTTGGGTAGACTAGACGTAATGTTGGAGTTAGTAGCTTTAATTTACAAAAAACTACCAGAAGAAAAAGAAATGATTGAAAATGCTTATGAAGATGGTAAAACAGGGAATGGTAGAGGTAGCCACTACTATGAATCCTTATTTAATCAAGATTCTTAAGCAAGTAAGTCGTTTGGTATATTAAACTTGCTATTTCGTCACAGGTATTCATCAAATAAGTATCTTTTGGAAGACTTTTAGATTTACTTTCAACATATTTACTTAACATATCAAAGTATTTTATAATATCTTCATCTGTTTTTATATTGTATATACTACCAGGGACTTTAATATCCTTAATGATTCCATATTTACCTTGATATGATTCTGCTAGTGTATCAACTAAATCAAGAATACTATCATAATAAGATTGCAGAGCTTTATGCTTGGCAAAAGAAGATGTTTGTAAATGATAAATTCTTGTTTGAGTACTAGAGTGTAGCAAAAATCCGATATATTCGTTTATCATAGTTTTTTCCTATAAATAGTGTGCTACAATACAAAAATTAACTTCTCAGATAAAAATCCAATAGCCTAACCAATACTTCTTCGTGGTCTACACATGTTTCTTTATCCATTATACTATTCATGGAATCTATAGTGGTATCATAATCATCGGCATCAAAGTTTATTTTTAGCGTCTTTAACTTATGTACGACCATGGCATCCGGATCTTTCTCTTTAAACATTGAGTCTATGAACTTTCTGTTAAAACCTAGTAAGTCAATGTCCATTTCACTCTTTAGTATAATATCGAACTCTTCCTTTAGCATATCGTAATCCCATTCTCCGGAAAGTGCTATCTTATTGTCTGCTATGATGAAAGCTCTTTTTTTATCGTCAGTAAGGTGGGTAAGTCTTATTGTGGGAACCTCTTCAAGATTTAGATGCTTAGCTGCCATAAATCTTCCATGCCCAGCTATAATCTCGTTATCTTCGTCTATGATAATCGGATTAACAAAGCCAAATTCTGCTATGCTATTCGCAATCTTTTCTACTTGAGCTTCGCTATGTATTCTCGAGTTATAATTTGATTCTTTTATTTCCTCAATGTCAAAAATTTCTATATTTAATTTACTCATGGTGTCTTTCATTATAGTGTTCAATCAATAATCTTATAACTTCTGCGTTAGCTTTTATGTCGTTCTCATTCATTACCGTCTTGAATTTCTTCATCATGTTCGTATAATCTTCTATGTTATAGGAGAAGACAATGCTTTTTTTATTTTTAGATGCAGGAGAAGATTCAGATTTAGTCGCAGATAAGATGTCGTCATCATTTTGGAAAGATTCATTTAACATTTCAAAATCCTCATAATCAAATCCCATGGCCATTGCATCTATGTCAACAGAATTGAGATACTCTAATTCATCGCTTAATTTTGTATAATCCCATTCACCTAATTCTGTTAGTTTGTTATCTGCTATGGAGTAGGCTCTTATTTGATCATCTGTTAAATTTTCAATGCGGATAGATGGAATGGAATCTATATGTAATGCCTTAGCTGCCAGGAATCGAGCATGTCCAGCAATAATCATGTTTTTCTTATCAATGAGGATAGGAATGTTAAATCCGAACTCTGTGATGCTCTTCATTAATTTTGCTATCTGTTCATCCGGATGTATCTTACTGTTTCTTGGATTCTCTGATAATCTATTTACATCTATATATTCAATCTTATTCTTCATCTTTTAATGTTTGGGCTCTCCGTTGTCTATATATTTCTTTATCTTTTCTTTCTTCATATTTTTTTAAAGCTCTTATGTTTCCACTTTTAGCTTCTTCAAATAGTTTCATGTCTATAACGTAGTCTGCTTTATCTATTCCTTTCTTGTATGCTCTATATACTTCACTATTCTTATTGTAAAATTCATCTGTAAATGATTTCATATCAGATGTAGGAATATCTAATACATTCATTATTTTTTCTAATGAGTATCCTAATGTTCCTACGCCTACTATTCTTCTTAGGAAGTCTTTCC